CATGGGGAACTGCTGAAATCTGATTGCCAGCTGCCCATTCCCTGGTAAGGATGCCGCGATCGATAGCATTGGTTTCGAACCACAATTTCGCAAACTGAATACGCTTGCCAAGTTCGTGGCGCTTACCTTCAGGGAAGACCTTTTTATTTGCGCTCGTAAATTTCCACAAAGCCGGCATGTCGTATTTCTTTATTTCAGGAATACTTTCAGCGGCAAGAATGAGATCCTGAACTGCCGAATTATCTGTATCCAATTCCATGGCGGAAAGCCGCCCGCGTTGCGGGATGCTGATGTGATAAACGTGTCTATCTTCTGCCATGTACTGTGCCAGCAGCTGAATGCGGAAGGGCATTTCTGTGAGGTTGAAGAGGGAGTTTTCATCGCCTGAAACCGCATCGTCGGAAGTATCAGAATCGTTTTCGTCTGAATCATCATTAACGATCTCACCTTCAACAACGGTGGTTGAACCAGCAACCGCCCCCGGGATAACCTGCCAGGTGCGCTGGTCGTCGCCGAGCTGATAGCGCTTGCACCATTCAAAATCCAGAACACCTTCAGCGGGAAGGTCATTAAATACCGGGAAATCGGTGCGAATGGGTTTCTGGTAGTCTTTGCCGCGCCCGGTTTCGATCTCTGCATCTTCCAGATCAACGTCTAACTGCAGCTGCGCGCGAGCTTCAGATTTTGCGGAGCGCCAGATAATGGCATCGGCTTTACCCGATTTTTGAGTTGCTTTTATCAGATAAAAATATTCCATGTGATAGTCTCAATTTTGGGTGTTAGAATCCCCGGGCCTTTGATAGCGCCCATTGGGTGTTCATTGGTTTTGGTAATTTCCGGTGTAACTTTGGTCGGTGGCACCGGACGTACAGCCCGCTTCGGCGGGTTTTACGTTAGGCCTCGTTGGCCATGGCGTCGTATTCGCCACAACGTTTCGAGCAATACGTTCTTTCACGTGGTACTAACTGCGTGCCGTGAATGATGAGAATGGTCATCTTCACAACTTTTCCTTCCTCCAGTGCCTTGCGGCAATACGCACATCGTTTTTGCATAACGCCTCCTACATCTGTGCTGTGAATCCGGCGGGGTGTTCAGCCAGAACGCCTTTCAATGGCAGGCATTCGCCCTTTACACCTTGTTCAACAGCAGCTTCCTCACATGCTTTCTCGCTGTCATAAACACCCAGCAAAACATCCTGATTGCCGCCAATGAGCATGCCAACGGTTATCACCAGGGCGAATAAACCTCCAGTCATAAAGCACCCGTTAACCATTCGTAGGTTGTAGATTCAATGACGACTTCCTGATTGTCAGCGTCACAAGTAGATTCTTCCCCCTGAATCTCGTAGATACAAAGCAGGTCGATAACCTGCACATCCGCGTAGTTTTTAACCATAGATAACCCCCGCGATGCATATGATGAATAAAACCCAGAAGATGAACCCTATAACTGCCGAAATGATCAGGGCTCTGATGCCTTGCTTAATCATTTCAACCTCTGCCTTATCGCCGGCCAGCGGAACGTTTACCACCTGACAACAATGCGTTTGTTGTCGATGAGCCAAACATTACAAGTTATTCTAGAAGTTGTAAAGTTGATTTATAGAAAAACTTTAAATTGAGGGCGTAAAAAACAGCACAACCCTGCAGGTCAGCTGATCTTTACGTTAGTTAGAGATATTTTTGATGATGTCGGCGACGTCGCCTTTAAGGAGGTCGAGTTCTTTCAATACGCCTTTGGCATGAACAATAAGCCTGTTTTTCTCTGCCTCTGGCATTTGGTTGAATAGCGCTAACAATGCTTGTTCTTTGTCATCGAGAGGAGTAGTGCTAGCTAGTTCCTTGAGCTCCTCTTCGCTAGGCTCTTCGCCTGCAGGCAAGAAGAACCAGTGCCCGGGCTTCCCTGTTGCAGCGGAGAGTCTTTTTAGTCGCTCTCCTCTGGCTGTAGTATCGCCCCTCGACCATTGATGAGTCGCTTGTGGGCTTACTGCAACCCTACGCGCCAGTTCAGATAGGTTCCAACCTGTTTGCTGGAGTATGAGCTGAATGCGGTAGGCGAAATTTTTATTCTCTTCTTTCATACCTTCCATTCTACAAACCTACCTTGTAAACATCACTTCAAGACTTGCTCAAGAAAAACTAGAAACACTTGAATATTGCATGTATAGTTTTCCTTGAAATTTTAAAGGAGGCTATATGAAACCTGAACTGAAGCGGCAGATTTGCAAACTTAAGAGCCAAACCGAAATCGCCATTGAGCTTGGTACAAAACCACAAACCGTAAGTCTCTGGCTTAGCGGGCAAATCCCTGCTAATCGAGTCATCCCGTTATGCAAAGTCTTGGGCTGGACTATTACGCCGCATCAAATGCGCAAAGATATTTATCCAAACCCCACCGACGGCCTACCAAACCAGGAAGGCTGACCATGCAAACACTTTCCTTTCAACAAAATACCGGATTCAACGCTGGAGCTCTGATAAAGCGAAATCAGCTGAGAGTGGCAGATCATGACGGCATTCGTTCTGCCGTTCGCGCCTGGGCATCAGTTGCAGGTCAGGATGTTGTCTCGGCATACATCATCGAAGAGTGGCGCCAGCAGGGCGGTGACGGGATCGAATTTCCCGAAGACCTCAGCCGTGCCCGGCAGAAATTATTCCGCTATCTGGATAACCAGGTCGAGTCGGATAAATACCGCGAGTATGTGCGTCTTCTTTCGCCGGCAATCATGGCCGTTCTCCCGCTGGAATACCGCAACCGTCTAGTTCCTCATGACGATGTTTTATCGCGCCTGTCTTCAGCAATAAAAGAGTGCGCCGAAGCAAAGCAGGCAGTGATGCTGAATGCGCCAGAGCACCAGAAACTGAAGGAGGTAAGCGAGGGGATAGCTTCGCTGTTCAGGCTGATGCCTGAGCAGACGGGAGCGCTGATGACAATCGTGAGCTCAATGCTGGGCGTGATGTAAGCGGGGTATCCATGAATCACATCGAATTCATAGAGAAGAACGTTCGCGAGGAACTGCTTCGCCAGGGCTTCACGCAGGCAGTAGCTCAGGGGGGGCATACCAGGCGGTCGAAGTACAAACGGATGTCACAGGCAAGCCGAAAAGGGGGGAATGTTTGACGATGTTATGCGACACGCAAAGTTATGGGCAGAGAAGCAGACAAGCGCAGCTGAACGCCGGTAAGCAAAGCGCACCGTGCGAAAGGGCAGCAATCAGGCTGGGTTGTTCTGAAAGGGTGAAGACCGTTGTGCTCGAACACAGCCGGTCTTCGGGGTGTGAAAAAAGGGCTCTTAGTTCACGGAGTGAGTATGTCAAATACCGCTGAAGTTATCAATTTTCCGATTAAAACCGAGCGTTCGGGAGGTCAAATGGCCGACCTGGCTAACGGGTATACCAAGATCGCAAACGGGATACAGAAGCTCAAGCCGCGTCTGCGGATGTCTGGTCGTGAGTGGCAGTGTCTTGAGGCTGTAATCTGGCTTACCTATGGATGGAACAAGAAGCAGGACCGAGTAACAAACACAGTGATTGCTGAGCTGACAGACCTCGGAGAGTCGCATATTTCCGACACAATCAAATCTCTCGCGGAGCGGAAAATTATCTTCGCTCATAAGCAGGGAGTGATGAAAATTGTCGGTATAAATACCGAGCTATCTGAATGGATTTTAGACAAACCGAAAACGGGAAAACTCTTCCCGGAATCGGGAATTACCTTCCCGGAATCGGGAAAAACCTTCCCGAAAACGGTAGACACCCAAGACTATAACAAAAACAATATTAAAAGATCTTCGTCTCGGAATTCTAAAGAATCCCGAAACGAGAAAACTAAAGGGTTTCTCTCTCGCCATCCTGAAGCTGCTGACGGGATTTATACTCCTGCGGGAAAATCCTGGGGAACAGCTGACGACCTCAAAGCCGCGCGATGGATTTTCGATAAAGCCCTCACCGTGAATGCCTCCCTCTCAGAGCCGAATTGGGTTGAATGGGCGAACACCATCCGCCTGATGCGCCTGCAGGACAAGCGCACTCACTATGAAATCTGCGAACTGTTCAAGTGGGCCAATGAAGACGATTTCTGGCAAAAAAACATTCTCAGCCCTTCAAAACTACGCAAGCAGTGGGATCAGCTGACAACTAAGCGCCTGCGCAGCCCTGGCCCATCAAAAACCACATCAGGCGCCAGTGCGCTGGACAATACCGACTGGATCGACGGGGTACTCGAATGAAATCTATCGCAGAAAGCATGCATAACTTCGATCGGAAGAACTTCCAACGTATCGCCGCCGGCATGCCTGAGATGCACGATGCGCAGAGCTTTGCACATCAGGCGACAAAGACGGCTGAGGTATTCAACGAACTGTTTCGCCAGCTGCTCGCGGTATTCCCGGCGCTGTCCAACAAATCAGCGGAAGACCTCAACGAGATGCGTCGCCAGTGGCTCCTGGCGTTCAAGGAGAACGGCATCACCACGGTAGAGCAGATTAACGCCGGGATGCGGGTTGCTCGCAAGCAGGAAAAACCCTTCATGCCATCACCTGGTCAGTTTGTTGCCTGGTGCCGTT